AAGCAAAAAAGCAAAAGCGCGTGTTTTTTGGATTTCGGCGCGGATTTTCTGACAATTGGGCGCGCGGTTCTGACAAGCGCGTCCCTGATCTAACAGAAGGATTCAGCGAGTATGTTGAAACGAGGCCGCAAGTCCCTGGCGGCGCTCGAGGTGGTGTCTGCTAAGCCGGTTGACGCCGTCGAACGGCTCAAGGCTCCGGATGATCTCGTGGACGAAGAGGTCGAGGTGTGGGCAGCCGTCGTCGACACGATGCCGGCGGATTGGTTCACGCCGGCGACGGTTCCCCTGCTCAAGCAGTATTGCCGCCACTCGGTGCAGGCAAAGCGCATCGCGGAAATGATCGAGCGCGCGACGTCCGATCCTGAGCTCAACATCAAGGATTGGGACCGGCTCCTGAAAATGCAGGAGCGCGAGAGCCGCATGCTTTCGAGCCTCGCCGTGAAGATGCGGATTTCTCAGAGCGCGACACGCAACGACCGTGGCAACCGCAACACCAGGCCGACGCGGAAACCGTGGGAAGGCTAAGCCGGCCGCCCGTGGTAAATCCAAGGCCGTTGCTCCCAAGAAAGCCGCAGCCAAGGCAAAGGCTCCGAAAAAGACGACGGCGACGAAACGGCAGCGCAAAACGCGAGCCGTCAAGCAGCCGACGCGGGGCGAACGGGTCATTGCGTGGATCGAAAAGTACTGCCGCGTTCCGGAGGGGAAGGACGTCGGCAAGCCGATGCGGCTTCGGGACTGGCAGAAGCGCGATATCATCAAGATCTACGACAACCCGCACCGGACGCGCAGAGCGATCATCAGCTTCGGGAAGAAAAACGGCAAGACGAGCCTGGCGGCGTGCCTGCTTCTCGCGCATCTCTGCGGCCCGGAGGCACGGCCCAATTCGCAGCTTGTCTCCTCTGCCATGAGCCGCGACCAGGCGGCCATTGTTTTCAATCTTGCGGCAAAGATCGTGCGAATGTCGCCCGATCTTGATGCCGTGATTACCATTCGGGACTCTCAGAAGCAGCTCTATTGCCCCGAACTGGGGACGCTCTACAAAGCTCTTTCTGCGGAAGCTCCGACAACCCATGGCATCTCGCCAATTTTCGCGCTGCATGATGAACTGGGACAGGTGAGAGGGCCACGATCAGAGCTTTTCGACGCGATAGAAACGGCGATGTCGGCGCACGCCGATCCGTTGTCGATCATCATCTCGACGCAGGCGGCGACGGATGCGGACTTGCTCTCGACCTTGATTGACGATGCTCTCGCCGCTCACGACCCGAAAACCGTGATCAGCCTGTACACTGCAGACCCAAATATCGATCCGTTCTCAGAGGAGGCAATACGACAGGCTAATCCGGCTTTCGGCGACTTCCAAAATGCCGAGGAAGTTCTCAACCAGGCCAATGAAGCTCGGCGGATGCCGAGCCGCGAGGCTTCCTATCGCAACTTGATTCTGAACCAGCGGGTGCAGCTCAATCAGCCGTTCATCTCACGGAGCGTCTGGCAGGCCTGCAGCCGCGAGGTGCTCGAGGAGTTCGGCGGCTTGCCGGTCTATGGCGGGCTCGACCTTTCGGAAACCACCGACCTGACGGCGTTGGTGCTCGAGGCGGTCTACAAGGGCGAATACCACGTCAAGCCGACGTTCTGGATGCCGCACGACGGGCTGCTCGAGCGGGCGCGCCGGGATCGGGCGCCCTATGACCAGTGGGTGCGCGACGGGTTCATCGAGGCGGTTCCGGGCCGGACGGTCGGCTACGACTACGTGGCCGAGTATCTTTACGACCTCTTTGCCTCGGATCTCGACATCCGGTGCATCGCATTCGACCGCTGGAATTTCCGCCACCTGAAACCCTGGCTCCTGCAAGCCGGGTTCCCCGAGAAGGTCATCGAGCAGAAGTTCGTGGAGTTCGGCCAGGGCTTTGCCAGTATGTCCCCTGCCCTCCGTGAGCTCGAGACGGCGCTCCTCGAGGAAAAGATCCGGCACGGCGGACACCCGGTGCTGACGATGTGTGCGGCGAACGCCGTAGTGCAGCGCGACCCTGCCGGCAACCGCAAGCTCACGAAAGCCAAGTCGCACGGCCGCATTGACGGCCTCATCGCCCTGACGATGGCACACGCCATGGCCGCCACGCACCGCGAGCATAGGCAGGAATACGTCAGCGGCAGCCTGATGGTGCTCGCATGAGAATCGGCCCCTTCAACATCACCCTGGCGCGCCGCTCGTCAGGAATGTCGATCGACGTCCTCCTGCAGCGGTTCGAGGCGCTGAACCAAACCGCCGCCGGCGTGGCCGTCACGCCAGAAAATTGCATGCGGGCCCCGACCGTCCAGGCGATCGTCAATGCGATCTCCAAGCGGATTGCGACGCTGCCGGTGCACGTATACCGCACCGAGACGGACAGCAGGGGCCGCACCGCGAAGATCCGGCAGCGCGATCATGCCGTCGAAAAGCTGCTGAGGGCGCCCAACCCCTGGCAGACGTCGGTCAATTTCTGGCTCGACGCGACGTCGTGGCTGGTGCGCTATGGCAACTTCTACGCCTGGAAGGGGAGCGGCCGGAGCGGGCCGGTGCGGGAGTTGCGGCCGTTGCACCCCGGCAGCGTCGAGGTCAGTCAGGATGCGAACGATCCGACGAGGATCACCTACAAGGTAAGGCTTGCCAACGGCGAATACCGGGAATTCCCGGCTGAAGAAATCCTTCACGTGCGCGGTCCGGCGCGCGATGGTCTCGTCGGCGACTCGCCGGTGAAGGACATCGCCGAGGCGATCGCCATCGAGATCGCAGCCGAGAAGTACGGGGCGAGCGTTTTCGGCAATCATGCACAGCCCGGCCTGATCTTCGAGTTCGACGTCACGCACCAGGGCTTCAAGAGCGACGAGGAGCAAAGGCAGTTCCTCGAGAGCTTCCGGCAGGCCTATTCGGGGATGAACCGCTTCAAGGCGGCGGTGATCCCAAAGGGCCTCAAGGTCGGTCAACAGCTTACGGTCGATAACGAAAAGGCGCAATTCCTGGCCACGCGCCAATATCAGCGCACGGTCATTGCCGCCGCCTGGGGCGTGCCGCCTCACATGGTCGGCGATCTCTCAAAGGGCACTTACAACAACGTTGAGCAACAGTCGCTCGATTTCGTGCAGCAGGTGGTCCTGCCCTACGTGCGCATGTTCGAGGCCGCGATGGAGCGGCAGCTGCTCACGGACGAGGAGCGGGACCGCGGCTTCATCATCCGCTTCAACCTCGACGGTGCGCTTCGCGGCGATTTCAAGACGCGCCAGGAAGGCCTGAAGATCATGCGTGAGGCCGGGGTGATCAACCCGAACGAATGGCGCGAGATGGAGAACATGAACCCGATCTCGCCGGAGGACGGCGGCGAGACCTACTGGGTGCGCGGTCCATCGGGGCAAACGGGGCCGGATGAGGGGCCGGCGGAGGGCGAAGACGATGAAGCTCGAGCGGCGTGATTTCGGTTTTTTCGAGATCAAGGTCGAAGAGACCAGCGACAAGGTCGGCACCCTTCAAGGCTACGGCGCTGTCTTCGGCAACGTCGACAGCTACGGCGATGTGATCGAGCGCGGCGCCTTCGCCGAGACCCTTAAAGAGTGGGAAGAGCGCGGGAAGTTGCCGCCGATGCTCCTGCAGCACGGCGGCGGGTTCCAGGGAAGCGCCGACGACATGCTCCCAATCGGCAAGTGGACCAAGATGCGCGAGGACCGAAAGGGCCTCTGGGTGGAAGGGGAGCTGTTCGCGCTCGATACGGAGCGCGGCCGGTACATCTACGAGGGCCTGAAAGCGGGTGTTCTCGACGGTCTCTCCATCGGCTTCATGGTGCGTGAATCGAAGCTCGGCACGAAACCTTCCGAGCCGGCGCGCACGCTGACGAATATCGACCTTTGGGAAGTGTCGATCGTAACGTTCCCGGCCAATCCAAAGGCTCGGGTGACGGGTGTGAAGGCCTTCACGCAAGAAGACGTGCGACTGCTGCAGGCGATCCTTCGCGACGAAGGATTCTCGCACAAGGACACCGCGACGGTGATTTCCGGCCTGAAAAAGTTGGACGCGTGGCGCCAACGCGACGTTGGCGTGGGGAGCCCACGGGATGTGGTGCTGTCCGACCGGCGGGCTGATGAGCGGATGACGGAGCTTCTGTCCTCCATACGGGAGGTCACGGAGCGCGTCAGGAGCGCGGAGCGCGCGTGCCGTGCATCGGTCCTCGAAATCTGCAGGAAAACCACGGAATTTCTAAGGAGCTGACGATGGACGAGGAAATCAAGCGCGCCATCGAGGAGCTGGGCCGCGCGGTCGAGGAGTTCAAGAAGACCAACGACCAGCGTCTCGCTGCGCTAGAAGCCGGGAAATCCGGTGAGGCTGCCGAGCTTGGTCAAAAGCTCGAAAAGCTCAATGCCGAGATCGGAAGACTCAGCGAGGAAAAATCCCGGCTGGAGGCCGAGCAACGGCTGCAGAAGGAGCGCATCGAAGAGCTCGAAATGCGCGCCAAGGCGCCCGGCCGGGCCTCCGTCGACAAGGTGAAGCAGGAGCATAGCGATCTCTTCGTGCGTTTCCTGCGCAGCAAGGGGCAGGATGCCTTCATCGGCCAGAAACTGCGGGAGATCGAGGCAAAGGCCGTCACGACCGGCACGCCGGCTGACGGCGGCTATGCGGTGCCTGAGGAGCTGGCCCGCGAGATCGAGCGTCAGGAGCTTCTGTTCTCTCCGGTACGCCAGCTGGTGCGCGTCGTGCAGGTCGGCACGCCAGAATATCGCCAGCTCGTGAACGTCCGCGGCGCGACGGCGGGCTGGGTTGGCGAAAGCGATAGCCGCACCGAGACAGCGACTCCCGTGCTGCGCGAGCGCAGGCCCACGCACGGCGAGCTGTATGCTTACGTGCAGGCCTCAGACTGGGCGCTCAACGACATCTTTTTCGATGTCCAGAGCTGGCTTGCCGAGGAAGCGGCGGAGGCATTTGCCGTTGCAGAGGGCGAAGCGGTCATTTCCGGCAACGGCACCAATAAGCCGACCGGCATGCTGAATACGGCCCCGGTGGCGACGCCGGATTTCGCGTCGCCGGCGCGCGATGCTGCCGCATATGAGGCCATCGAGTGCAAGAGCATGAGCTCACCGGCTGTGCCCGAAATCCACGCCGATTGCCTCATCGAGCTGGTCTACAAGCTCAACGCGGCCTACCGCGTCGGCGCGAGCTGGGTCATGAACTCAATGACCATCGCGGAGGTTCGCAAGCTCAAGGATGCCAACGGGCAGTACCTATGGCAGCCTTCCCTGCAGGTCGGGCAGCCGGAAACGTTGCTCGGGTATCCGCTCTACGCCTGGGAGCAGATGCCGGACATCGAGGCCAACTCCTACCCGATCGGCTTTGGCAACTGGCGCCGGGCTTACCTGATGATCGACATCGTCGGATTGCGGCTGACGGTCGATCAGGTAACGCGGCCCGGTTTCGTGAAGTTCTACATCCGCCGCCGCTTGGGCGGCACGGTGTTGAACAACAACGCCGCCAAGTTCCTGAAGACGGTCACGACCTAAGAGGTCCGGGAACATCTAACAGGGAAGGGGTGCGGGCAACCGCGCCCCTTTTGCTTCGATGATGGTCATCGAGATCACGACGACGTGGCGTCCGGGGCCGCGCATCTGGTGGCCGGGCCGCTATCGCGTGCCGCAGGACATGCCCATGGACGTGTACAAAAAAGCCGTCGAGGCGGGCGTGGTCGGGCGCGTAGAGGACTCCACGCCGACGCCGGAGGCGCAGCCGGAACCGACCGCCCGCAAGGCACCGAAAAACCGCGCAAGGAAGCCGCCGGAAACGAAAGCCTGATGCATCCGCAGCCTGTACCGCGCCGCTGGCCCGGGGCCACGGTGGTTGTCGCCGCGCCCGGCCCCTCGCTCACGCAGGAGATCTGCGACCGCTGCTGGGGCCATCGGACGATTGCGGTGCAGGATGCCTATCGCCTCATGCCGTGGGCCGACGTGCTTTACGGCTGCGATCGTCGGTGGTGGGAATATCATCGCGGAGCGATCGATTTCGCCGGCGAACGGTGGGCCTCGGTCGGCAGCACCACGAACGACAACGAGGCGATTGCCGAGCCGTACCGCCTGCGTCTCGTCGAAGGCCGGGCGGGGAACACGTTCTCGACCGATCCGCGCCGCATTCATTACGGCAGCAATTCCGGGTTCCAGGCCGTCAATCTGGCCATCCTGTTCGGCGCCGCGCGGATCGTGCTGATCGGGTTCGACATGCGGATCGTCGACGGGAAGCGGCACTTCTTCGGCGATCATCCCAGGCCGCTGATCAATACGCCGACCTACCGCCCGTTCGTAGAGGCCTTCGAGCACGCCGCCAGGCACTTGCCGCCCGGTGTCGAGATCGTGAACGCCACGCCGGGATCGGCGTTGACATGCTTCCCACAGGTGACACTTGACGACGCTCTCGCTCATTCCGCTGCGGCTCGAGGTCGATCCGCTCGCAGCCTCGCCGCTGCCTTTTGACCTCGAGCGCATCAAGGCGCACTGCGCCGTCGACGACGACGATTTCGACGAGGAGCTGGCGCTGTATTTCCTCGCCGCAGTGCAGGCCTTCGAGGACACGACGCACCGCACCGTCTACCGGCGGCCGCATCGCTGGGTGCTGGCGGATTTCCCGCGCGGGGACTGCCACGTCATCGAGCTGCCGCGGGGGCGGACGGCCAAGGTCGACAAGATCGAATATTTCCGCGACGGGACGATTCACACGCTCCGCGGACCCAGCTCAACTCCGCAGGGAGCGGATTACCGCGAGCATCTGGGTGGCGATTCCGGCGCGCGGCTCCTGCCGCCGCATGGTCAGGCCTGGCCTGATGTCGACACGGATCATCCGGCGCCGGTCGTCATTCACTTCGAGGCCGGCTGGCAGCCCAACGAGCTGCCCGAGGACATCCTGCGGGCGCTCCTCTACCGCACGCGCATGAGTCTCGACGACGAGCGCGGCGCAGTGGATGCCACGCGGCTCTCGCCAGCCCGCGGGGCATGGGAGGCGATGGTGAGCGGCTGGCGGTTGAGCCGGTTTTATTGATGTCGCTTCGAGATCAACCGGCGTGGGTGAAAGAGCACTGGCAATGAAGCACGCGCACATCGTCTGCCACGGTCGCGATCCGAACAGCCATCAGCACACGTGGGGCGCGGCGTTCGGGGAAGGACTCGGGCGCCACGGCTGGAAAGTCACGTTTGGCCCTGAGCCGCGGCCGGCCGATCTTCTGGTGTTATGGGGTGTCAGGCGGCGCGACTGGATCTTGCGGCAGAAAGCCAATTGGGGCGATGTTTGCGTTCTCGAGCGCGGGTATCTCGGGGACCGGTTCTTCTGGACGTCGGTGTCATTCGGCGGCGAGCTCAATGGCCGCGCCGAGTTCCGCGGACCATTTCATGACGGCAGCCGTTGGGAGAAATACTTCGCGCACCTGATGCAGCCGTGGCGCCGCAAGGACGGGCCGGTGGTGATCATGGGGCAAGTTCCTGGCGACCAGGCCGTGCGCGATATCGACATCACACGCTGGTGCAAGCTGACGGCGGAGCATCTGAAGGCGCGGGGGCACAAGGTTGTCATCCGGCCTCATCCGAAGGTGTGCGCGGGCGCGCCGCTCGAGGAGGTGCTGGCCGGGGCAAAGATGGCCGTAACGTTCAATTCCAATTCCGGCGTTGATGCCGTGCTCGCCGGTGTGCCGACGATTGCCGTTGATCGCGGGTCAATGGCCTGGGATGTCGCGGGCCATGATCTCGACCAAGAGCCGCCGACGCCGGACCGTACCGCTTGGGCGCATCGGCTGGCCTGGTGCCAGTGGACCATGGATGAGATGCGTTCCGGCGAGTGCTGGGCCGCAATTCGCAACTCTGAGGCGAGGATTTACGCGCCGGAAGGGGCCGAAACGGCCTCAGCCGCGTAAAAGCCTCTAGGAGGGCCGCAGACGGCCGTTTCGTTTCCTGAGTGGGTTGATATGGACCGACCCTAAGATCGCCGTCCTGGGCCAATTCTGAGGGACATTTCTCGTGAGAGCCGGACGTTTGGACCGCAGGATCACGATTCAGCGGTTCACGACCACCTATTCGCCTTCGGGCGAGCCGATCGAGACGTGGACGGACCTCGTTTCGCGGCGCTGGGCCGAGGTGCGGCCGGTGCGGGGCGATGAGCGTTTCAGCGCGCCACAGTTGGCCGCAAAGGAACAGGTGGAATTTCGCATCCGCTGGGGCGCGGCGGTGGCCGATGTCAGCCCTCTGGACCGGATCATCTATCCAGCCGTCGAGCCCGCGTCTCCGGCGGAGGAGATCGCAGAGAGCCGCGTCTACGACATTCTCGCCGTCCACGAGATCGGGCGGCGTGATGGGCTCAGGATTATCGCGGCGCGGCGGGTCGACGGGGTGCCGGCGACATGATCAAAGACATCCGGCCCGCGCTGAGGGCCTTTCTGCTCGCCGATCCGCAGATCGCGGCCATGGTCGGCGGTCAGAGGATCTTTCCGCTGCGGCTGCCGCAGGGCATTCGCGAGCCGTCGATCGTCTATGCGCGCATCACCGGCCTCGGCGATCACCATATGCAGGGCGCCTCCGGGCTCACGCGGCCTCGGTATCAGGTCGACGCCTGGGCCAAGTCGGCCGATGACGCCACGCGGCTCGCCGATCTGGTGAAGGCGAGGATCGACGGCTATCGCGGGCCGATGACGTCGGCGACGTCGCCGCCCGAGGTGGTCACCGTACAAGGCGCGTTCTTCGAAACGGAGCGCGAGAGCTACGACGGTGATGTCGAGATGTACAGGGTTTCGAGGGATTACTTGATCTGGTGGGAGGAGCGCTGAGGATGGCGCTCCGGCCCACGTTCAAGATCGAGGGCTTGCGTGAATTGCAGGCAGGCCTCGCCGAGCTGAAGAAGCCGACGCAGACGAACGTGCTCAAGCGGGCGCTCATGAAAGCGGGCGCGCCGGTCGAGCGGGACGCCGAGACGCGAGCTCCGGAATTACGCGGGCACCTGAGACGCGGAATCGGCATCGGAACGAAGCTGACGCGGCGCCAGAAGGCGCTGCACCGGAAGGAATCGAAGGTCGAGGTGCATATCGGGGCCGGCGGCCATCCGCAGGCGCACCTGCAGGAGTTCGGCACCGCGCACCACGCGCCGCAGCCGTTCATGCGGCCGGCGTGGGACAACAACAAGATGCGCGTCCTCCACAGCATCAGGAATGATCTCGCCACAGAGATCGAAAAGGCGCGGCAACGCGCGGCACGGAAGGCCGCACGACTGGCGGCGAAGCGGTAAGCAGCAGGAGCAGCAAAGATGACGACTCAAGCCTTCATTGGGCATGGGACCGAGATTGCCGTGGGCTCTGGCAGCCCGGTGCAATATGCGGCCATCGGCGAGGTCACGAGCATTTCCGGGCCGAGCCTTGCCCGCGATGCGATCGATGCCACGCACATGGCAAGCCCTGGCGGCTGGCGTGAGTTTATCCCCGGTTTGAAGGACGGCGGCGAAATCACGATCGAATTCAATTTCGTCCCCGGAAGCCAGAGCTACGCCGACCTGCAAGCGGCGTTCAATTCGTCGCACGCAGTGCCGTTCCGGCTGACGTTTCCGGAGGGCACGACTTGGACGTTCGATGGCATCGTGACGGGGCTCGAATCCGACATCCCGGTCGACGACAAGGCCACCGGCACGATGACGGTTAAGCTCACGGGTGAACCCAACTTCGGGCCATAACCATGACGACGTCGAGGGGTGCCGTCAGCTTCGAGGCGGACGGCAAGACGTACACGCTATCCTACAGCGTCAACGCGCTCATTGAGCTCGAGGAAGCGATGGGCATGAGCGCGATGCAGATTCCGGGCTTGTTCCGGGATGGCAGCGGCATCCAGCTCAAGCACATCCGCCTACTATTTTGGGCCGGCTTGAGGGACCACCACGCCGATGTGACGATTGTCGAGGCCGGCGAGATGATGCGCGCGGTCGGCCTCAACAAGGCGGCGCAGCTCATCGGCAAGGCGTTCATGGGGGCCTTTCCGGAGGCCGAGGAGCGAGCCAGCAGCCCTTTAGGGGCGCGCCGGAATCGTGGGACTGGGAAAAGCTCCTCGCGGCGTGGTGCGAGCTTGGCCGCGACCCGGAGCAATTCGGGCGCCTGACGCCGCGGGTGATCCGCCTCGTGATGGAGGCGGATGTCCGGCGGCTCGAGCGTGAGCACAACGCGCGGGCCTGGCAGGCCTACGCTACGGCGGCGCTGGGGCGCGCGAAGAAGATGCCACGGCTACAGACGTTGCTCATTGAGCCGCCAAAGGAGCGCCGGCGGCAGACGTGGCAGGAGCAATTGGCCATCGCCAAGGCGATAACGGCGCAATTCAGCAAGCGGAAACGGTGACATGGCACGATCGGCAGTTGTCGGTGCGCTGAGAGTCACAATCGGCATCGACACGGCCGCCTTCGAGGCTGGGCTCAACAAGCTCGAAAAACAGCTGCGCCAAGTCGGCAAGCGGATGCAGGTCGTTGGCAAGACGCTTTCGGTCGGCCTGACGGCGCCGCTGACTGTTGCCGGAACCGCGGGGATCAGGTTCGCGGCCGATTTCGAGGAGGCCATGAGCCGCGCCCGTGCCGTGCTCAGGCCAACCGAGACCGAATTCAAGGCGCTCTCCGATCTGGCGCTCGAGCTGGGCCGCACGACGAAATTCACCGCAGCCGAAGCGGCTGACGGTATCGAAATGCTGGCCCGCAACGGGCTCAACGCGGCACAGATATTGAATGGGGCCGCTGAGGCGACGCTGAATTTGGCCTCGGCTGCCGGTGCGGAGCTGGCGCCAGCCGCCGACGTGATGACCGACCTTATGGTCAACTTCGGCATCCAGGGTGAGGCGTTGGCCGCTGCCGTCGACAATATTGCGGGTACCCTGGTCAACAGCAAAATGGCGTGGGATGACTACGCCGCAGCGATCGGCCAGGCCGCCGGCGTTGCCGGTCCGATGGGCATGAGCCTCGAGGATATGAACGCGGCGCTTGCGGCGACTGCGGCGAGCTTCAAGAGCGGCGAGGAGAACGGTACCAGCTTCAAGGGCATGCTGCTCAGGCTGGCCCCGAGCGAGAAGAAAGCGCAACAGCTCATCAAGCAGCTTGGCCTTGAGTTCTTTGACGCATCGGGACGGCTGAAGGGCCTGGCCGACATCGCCGAGGAGTTGCGCGTGAAGCTCGGCGACCTGACCAAAGAGTCACAGCTCGAGGTTCTGGGCGCGCTCTTCGGCCAAAGGACCATCCGGACGGCGATCCGCCTGATGGAGGAAGGCCGGGAGGGTATCGAGCGCCTGAAAGCATCGATCGCAGACGTCCGCGCGGCCGAGATGGCCCAGGCAAGGCTGGACAACCTCAACGGCGCGCTGTTGATGCTCAAATCTGCTGTTGAGGGCCTGGCGATTGCGATTGCCAATAGCGGCCTGTTGCAATGGCTGCGGGATCTCGTCGATTGGCTGACGGAGGTGGTGCGATCGCTGGTCGAAACCGACCCGGCGATTCTCAAGCTGGCGTCCGTCCTCGGCATGGTCGCGGCGGCGCTCGGTCCGGTGATCCTCGCGATGGGATTGTTCGCGGCTGCAATCTCTGCCATCGGCGTACCGGCCGCGGCGATCACGGCAGCGATCGTGGGGATCTCGGCGACCGTTGCAGCATTCTGGCAGGAGATCAAGACAGCCGCGTTGCGGGTCGAGGAAGCGTTCCGCGCGATGTATTACTCGGCGACGCGCTGGCTTGCCGAGAACCTGAAACCACTCCTCGATCTCGTACGCTGGGCCGCGCGCCAGCTTGGCATCGAACTCAAGGGCCTGTTCGGCGAAATCACGACCGAGGAAATCGCCAAGCTGGGCGAGCAAGGTGGGCCGCTGGGCGTGCTCCGCAACCACATGCGGGAGACGGCCAAGGCCTCGCAGGAGGCCGCGCGGGACACGATCCAGCCTTGGATCACCGCGACAAGCCAGCTCAAAGAGGATATTTCAGGCTTGCGCCGGTTTGATCCTGGCGCCGCCGAAGCCTTCGACGAGATGAAGGCAAAAGCCGAGCAGGTCTTCGAGGCGACGCGCACTGCCGCCGAACGGCTGCAAATGGAGCTCGTCGAGCTGCACCAGCTGTTCAAGGCCGGCCTGATCGACGCCGACACCTACGCGCGGGCCATTGCGCAGGCCGAGGATCGGTTCACGGGCATGTCGGATCGGATGGATGCGATCGGCCGCAGCCTTGCCGACGTGTTCTCCGATGCGATTATGGGCGCCCGGAAACTGTCGGACGGCCTGCGCGACGTGCTGCAGTGGCTCGGCCGCATGATGCTCAACCGGGCATTCATGCAGCTGTTCGTGGGCGAAGGCGGGCCGCCAGGCACCACCGGCGGTCTGCTCGGGAAGATATTCAGCGGCATTTTTGGCAGCGCAATGAAGTTTGCTGACGGTGGTTCGTTCACTGTCGGTGGACCGGGCGGCATCGACAGCAAGCTCGTCGCCTTCCGCGCCACACCCGGCGAGCGGGTGACCATCTCGAAAAAGGGCGAGGAAGACGGTGGGCTCGCGATCCTGCAGCCGCGCGTCGTGGTCAACAACTACGCCGACGCCAGCGTGGACTCGCGCACGCGGGAGGACGGAACGCTCGAGCTGACGGTGCGGGCGATCGTGCGCGACGAATTCGGCTCCGAGCGGATGAACCCGATCATGCGGAACAAGCACGGGATCGCACCGAGGTTGAGGGCGCGCTGATGTCAACGCCAGTCTGGCCGGCTGAGCTGCCGCCGGCGCCGATGCTCGACGGCACGACTTATGATGTCGTATCAAACGCGATGCCGATCCCTGTCGAGGCGGGCGAGCTGCTGACGCGGCGCCGCTTCACGGGGGAGATGGCCACCATCAACGTCTCGCTGGTGCTGACGAAATCCCAAGTGCAGCGGCTGTTGAGCTTCTATCGGGACGATTGCAAGGAATCGCTGCCGTTCCTCTGGCAAGATCCGATCACCGAGGAGACGGTCGAGATGGTCTTCACGAGCGCGCCGCAAGTGCAGCCGATCGGCGGTGATGCGTTCTCGGCGAGCTTCACGGTTTCCACGAAGCCTGCCGAGCCCGGAGGCTCGCCGCCATGACGTTAACGAGCGACCGGGCCGTCGAGCAGGCCATTGCGCAGCACGCCGACGAGGCCTTTCTCGTCCTGCTGACGATTTCGCACGATACGTTGAAAGAGCCTTTCCGGTTCGTCAGAAATCGAACGCGGGTCGTCAGCCGCGGCAATGAGTTCCTGGCCAGCCATTTCGAGATCGAGCTGCCCGGCGACAGCGACGAAGTGCCCAAGGCCATCATCACGGTGGCCAATGTGGACCGCCGCATCGGGCAGACGCTGCAATCGCTCGTGACCCCACCGAAGTGCTTGATCGAGCTGGTGCTGGGCTCAACGCCGGACATCGTCGAGCGGGCGTGGGACCAGTTCGAATTGCTCGAGGTGACCTGGGATGCCTTCACGGTCCAGGGCACGCTCACGAGACGCACCTATTGGGATGAGCCGTGGCCGTTCATTCGGGTCACGCCGGCACGGTTTCCAGGACTCTTTCCGTGATGTCTGCGGCTCATGCGCAGTTGTTCGGGGCCGTGCGCAGCGCGGACCATCCCGGCATAGCCGGACCGAAAGAGTCGATGCGGCTGCCGCGGTCCGTCTGCGTCACCCGCACAAAATAGGTCTCGCCATAGAGGTTCACTGTCTGCTGCGGCACAACCTCGACGACGCGACCGGGCTCGATGGTGTCGATCCGATGGCTGAATCTCCGGTCAAACGAATGATTGAGCGCCGCGACCATGCAGGAGGCAGCAGCGGTCATCGGCTTGCGGCTCGTCACGCTGGCGATGGGCGCA